ATGAACTAAAAAGGTGCCCTTCCTTAGCAAAGGATTGTGAGTATTTCTATGGTTCTAATTGGAGACAACTTATTTCTCCTACAGATGCATGTCAGGATTATATTAATCGTATTAGAGAAGTGGACCCAGAACTGTTAGTGGGACACCACTATACACGTTACCTAGGTGACTTGTCTGGTGGACAAATTCTTAAAAATATTGCACAGAAGGCTCTTAATCTTAATGATGGGGGTCTTGCTTTTTATGAATTTGAGGATATACCTGATGGAAAGGAGTTCAAAACCAAGTACCGTACTGCTTTGGACAATTTACCTATTGATGATGCTAAATCTAATGCTATTATCGATGAGGCCAATTACGCCTTTAAGTTAAACATGAAGATGTTTGAAGAGATTGAAGGTAGTAGTCTTAAAGGATTTATTAACCTCCTTTGGGGATTTCTTAAATCAAAAATTAATAATTGGAGACGAGGTGAATGACTTGGTTTCTAATTATTCTCAGTAACCTATTTTTATATGCTGCCCTAAGAATTCATTTAGTTAGAAAATTTCGTACTAGTTACTCGATTTATTTAAAAGATGATCAGGGTAATAGACAGACTCTTACTCATACTATTGCACATTTGTTAGAAGCAAATGAGATTCTTGAAAAGAAGATTATGTATCTAGCTAACGAAATGGAAAAACAGTGGATTTCTATAGAACAGATAAAGGTAGTTACTGGAGCCGAAAGATACTGTACAGAAAAACATGAATGATCAGAACGCAATTTTAGACGGCGAAGAAAAATGGGAAAAGTACAATCGTGGACTTGACCTATTTTGTGAATCGGTTCATAAACCAGATAACCAACTTAGATCTTGTGCTCATAATCAAAAGTGTTATAATGAGTTAATGGAAGTCCGAGAGGATGTCCTAAGATACTTGCATACATTACGGAGGTCTAGTGACAAAACTAGAAAGACAACTTCTTATAGTCCAGAAACTTAGAAAGTCAATGCCTGAAATACCTAGGATGGCATTTCAATTAAATGAAATGTTAAATATTAAAGCACATCAAAGGGAGAAAAGTTGGCACAGGACGAGACACAGAGAAAAGATTTGAGGAAAACCGCAAAGAGGTTAATTAAGATTGCAAAGAAACATCCAGAATGGTATACTGATTCTGATGTAAAATACGCTAAGATGATTAAGCGTCAAAACAAAAAGCTCAAGAAACCACCTGAATTATGAAATTTTTCTTAGATACCGCTGTATATGAAGAGATTGCAGAAAGAGATCAGACGGGTCTTATAGACGGTATAACAACTAACCCGACATTGATCCTGAAAAGCGGTGGAGACCCCGTAGAAACCATTAGAAAGATCTCTGAGGATTTCCCGCATTTTGAATCCATCTCTGCAGAGGTAGTCGCAAATACCGCTCCTGATATGATTGATCAGGCTCAGGTATTTAAGGAAATGAAAAACGTTACTATTAAAGTGCCATGTACCGTAGAGGGACTTAAAGCATGTAAAGCACTTGCAGGTGATGGATTTACTGTCAATGTAACATTGTGTTTCTCAGTTGCACAAGCAATTCTTGCAGCAAAGGCGGATGCCACTTATATTTCACCATTCGTAGGTAGGGTTGACGATAACTCTTTTGATGGTGTAAGATTGGTGCAGGATATCGCTAATCTATATAAAGAACACATGTCAAGAACACAAGTTCTTGCAGCATCACTTAGAAATGTTGCTGACGTTGCCAAGTGTTTTTCAGTAGGATCTGATGTGGTTACTATGCCACCAGCCATCTTTGATAAGATGTACAAGCATATCTTAACTGATAAGGGACTAGAACTATTCCAGAATGATTGGGAATCAATTAACAATTACTCCCCAACAGACAATGGATGATTGGAGATACAGTGACGAGAAGATGAAGATTCGTCAGGATTCGTTTTTAGCACTCAAACATTATAATGATTTAGATCATGTCAGGTTCCTCTATGAATTTTGCCAAATCTGGGTATCGCAGGGTAAAAAAGACACCAGAGGAATTGAAGACAGTTTTCTTAGATACTGCGAGAACGCGAAAAATCCGTGAAAATTCAATAGTAAGAGTGCCCGATGGTATCGATGGTTCCTACACCGAAGGTCGGGTTCTTTTTATTGGGGATGAGGATCCTTGTCGTAGCCTAGACGATAGAAAACACGAAGTTTATCTTACAGTTTGTTTTAATGAGGATTCTCTTTCAGCACTTTTAGTTTTTAAGCATCAATGGCCATCAATAGAAGTAATTAAGTATTAGAGTTATGTTTACTATCTACGGAAAAGAAGAATGTGGTTTATGTACGAAAGTTAAGATGGTTCTAGAAATGCTCGGTAAAGAGTATGAATACAAGGAACTTGGTGTAGACTACACAGAGGAAGACTTTGAATTAAGATTTCCTGGCAAAAGTTCCATGCCTCAAGTAGAACTTAATGGTGAGTATGTTGGAAATGCTCATGAGACTATAAAATATTTAAAAGAACATAAGGTATTTTGACGTGGCCCTTCCAGATATGGACATAAATAAGGGCGTTGAGTTATTATTAAGAGGAGAAACTTTAAAGCCCAAAGAAAAAAAAGCATTAGATCTAAAATTCTCTTTTCTCAACAGGGATATTCATCTAACGCTTGATATTAAAAAAAAGCAGTAACTAGCCTTGGAGGGTAGACCGATGGAAGCTTCAGTACTTGTAATCATGAGTCTCTTATGCGTGACATTTTTGATGATAGGTGGTATAATCGGCTGGTTAGCACAACAGAATAATCTTTTCGTTCAATCTCAACAAATTGCTTATACGCATCCAGAGATGTATGATGAGAATGGGAATATCATTCCTGATGAAATAGTAGCCGTGAGGTTTGAAAATGACAACGAAAGCCAAGAGGACGACGACGAGGAGTAAATCTTCGTCTACCAGAAAAAAATCCACTACACCTCGTAAGACAGCGAGTAAACCTAGGTCGGTGACAGTTAAGAAAAAAGAACTGCCACCTAATCCTATGGTTCATGAACTTCTTGAGGCTGTTGGATCTGAAAGAACAAAAGCTAAGAAAGTAGAACTTCTTAGGAATCATGCAGATGATGCTCTCAAAATGTTATTCATTTGGAATTTCGATGAGACAGTAATCTCAATGCTTCCAGAAGGTCCAGTTCCATATCAACCAGTAGAAGGTGATATTCAAGCTAGTCCTGATAAAGGATTACCACAGAGAACTACTATTCGTAATGCTGGAAGACAGTTTTATCGTTTTGTGAAGGGTGGTGATGACCAACTTAACAAGATAAAGAGAGAAAGTATGTTTATTAACTTACTTGAGACTCTTCCTAAAGAAGAAGCTGATATTCTAATTCTTGTAAAGGACAAACAACTTCAAACGAAGTATAATATAACTAAAGAATTAGTAGCAGAATCTTATCCAGAAATAACGTGGGGTAACAGAAGTTGAAAATCATTCACGAAAACTGTGATCCTGAATTAGCAAAGGACAAGAGATTGCCTTATACGGCATATCTTGTTGAATATGTTAAGGAGGAAAAGACTTGTTATGATATTGCCATAGGCAATAATACAGTCGAAATGTTTGATCATTATTATGATAAGTATAAGAAGGGTTTAATTGGGTGGAAACAGTCTGAAGGACAAGTACCACCTAAACTTTGGACTGAAAAGATGCTAAAAGATATTAAAAAGCCAGAACAACCAAAGAAAAAACCTACTAAGAAGAAAAAGGAGGAGTAATGGACGAAGTTAGACAGGAAAACCCTACCAATACAGGTAAGGTTGAAATGAATGCTTATGAATACAAGAAACTCATGAAGAAGTATAAGAAGACTAAGAGATATATGAAGTCTAATTTATTTGCGGTTAAAACAATGGATGGGACTGAGAAGTTTGTCTCTGGACTCATTAAAGAAGCTGAACAAATGGCTAGTGAAACACGAGATACTTGATAATTTTCTTCCAGATAGTGATTATGAACGTGTTCATAAAACACTAATGGATGATATACATTGGAAGTTTAATGATGGAGTGAATCTGCCTGGAGACGGGTATCATCAGTTCACTCATCTTTTTTATGCTCAATTTGAACCAAGGAGTCCACACTTTTCTGATATTTTTCCTATAATAAATGAAATTGAACCTATTGCATTGGTGAGGATTAAAGCTAATCTAAATATGAAAACACCTGAAATAGTTCAGCATGAATTCCACACAGATGTTGACGATTGCATTACTGCGATCTATTATGTAAATACAAATAATGGTAAAACCATTTTTGAAAGTGGAGTAGAGGTTGACAGTGTAGCCAATCGGATGTTAATATTTAACTCTAACGAAAGGCATGCTGGTACTACATGTACTGATACTCTTCGTAGGTGTGTAATTAACTTTAATTACTTCATATAAATGGATAAAGAAAGACTTAAATTAATCTACAAGAATATGAAATCTCTTGTTGATGCATTAGAATCTGAAGTGTACTCAGACACAGATGCTTATGTTCATCCTAGAGGTGAATATAAAGAGAAAATAACTTATGGTGACCAGATAGAAGAATTATGAATGTATCTTTAGTAAGCATCACTCCTGATGCGGAGAAGACGATGGCTTATATTGCCAGAGTTTCTAATCCATCTAATCAGGATAATGATAAGTTTGCAGGACTCTTGAAATATTGTATTCAACACCAACATTGGTCGGTGTTTGAACAATCTACTATGACTCTTGAGATTGAAACTACTCGTGCTATTGCTGCACAGATATTAAGACATAGAAGTTTTACATATCAAGAGTTTTCACAAAGATATGCTGATAGTCAGACGTTAGGTAAGATTCCTATTCCAGAATATCGTAGACAGGATACAAAGAATCGTCAGAATTCTACTGATGACTTGGATCCGTTTATTAGACAGAATTTGGAGTTGCAGACAGCGACTTTATTCAGTTCAGCTGAATCATTATATAATCAGATGCTTGAATCTGGAGTTGCAAAAGAGTGTGCCAGAATGGTATTACCTCTTGCAACACCAACTAGAATCTATATGACAGGTTCATGTAGGTCTTGGATACATTATATCAATCTACGTTCTGCTCATGGGACTCAAAAAGAACACATGGCAATTGCAGAAGAGTGTAGGGAGTTGTTTGTAGAACAGTTCCCAACAGTTTCTGAAGCTCTTGGATGGAAGAAAAGGAGTCTTGTGGAAGATTTAGTAGAGAATGTAAAACAAACAGCTCAACAGGCTGAAAAAGCTCTTAGGGAGGACTAGATGGCAACGTACCCTGTTATTAATACAGAAACTGGAGAGACTAAAGAGGTAGTGATGAGTGTTCATGATTGGGATCAGTGGAAAGCTGACAATCCTGAATGGACTCGTGACTTTTCCGATCCAAGCACATGCCCTGGCGTAGGAGAAGTTGGAGAGTGGAGAGATAAACTCCACAATAAACACCCATCGTGGAATTCGATATTAAAGAAATCTGAAAAGTCTGCTGGTATACAGGGACGACTTGCAAACCGAGGTATCACTTAATATGCCAAGAAAAAAGAGAAGTAATAGTTCCGATCCAATCGGGGTGGGTATGACTGCGAAGCAGATGCGTCGTAAGAAACCTATTAATAATGCGATGTTAGTTGATGTAGAACCTATAACTGATAATCAGAAGGTTCTTTATGATCATTATGCCAAAGGTAAGAATCTATTTGCCTATGGAGCTGCTGGAACTGGTAAAACCTTTATCAGTCTATATTTGGCCCTTAAAGACGTTTTAGATGAAACTACGGCTTACGAAAAAGTATATATTGTTAGGTCTCTTGTTAGTACCCGTGAAATTGGCTTTCTTCCTGGCGATCATGAAGACAAGTCCTCACTTTATCAGATACCTTACAAAAACATGGTGAAGTACATGTTTGAGATGCCTACTGATGGAGATTTTGAGATGCTTTATGGTAATCTCAAAGCTCAGGAGACAATCTCATTCTGGTCTACTTCATTTCTTCGTGGTACAACATTAGATAATTGCATTGTGTTAGTAGATGAAATGCAAAACTTGAATTTTCACGAACTTGATAGTATAATAACAAGAGTAGGAGATAATTGTAAAATTATCTTCAGTGGAGATTCTACTCAAACTGATCTTACAAAATCATATGAGAAGAATGGCATTTTAGATTTCAAGAGAATCATTGAGATTATGGAAGATGATTTCGGTGTGGTTGAATTCGGTTTAGATGACATTGTTCGATCTGGTCTAGTAAGAAACTACTTGGTAACCAAACTTGCTTTATCTTTATAATGTTCGTACATTTGAACAAACTTGGTGATTTTGAGTTAGAAGCCAATACTATAGATGGGGTTAGGTACTATACTCTTCCTAATGGTAAGAAAGCCCCTTCTATCACCTCTGTAACTAGTTTTTATAATCGTCAGACTTTTATTAATTGGCGAAAGAAAATCGGTGAAGAGGAAGCCAATAAGATAACTAAAGTCTCTACAGATAGAGGTACTAGATTTCACGATCTAGTGGAAAAATATCTTCTTAATAAGGACATAGATACTATAGATGGTGTTTTGCCATCGACTAAGGCCTTATTCCTTTCCGCAAAAGATTCTATAGATAATATAAATAATATTCATGCTCTAGAAAAACCACTGTATTCTGAATACTTTGGAATTGCCGGAAGAGTTGACTGTATTGCAGAATATAATGGCGAGTTAGCCATAATAGATTTTAAGACATCTAAGAAGATCAAACCTGAGAAGTGGTTGGAAAACTATTTCGTACAGGAAACAGCCTATGCTTGCATGTATTATGAAATGACAGGCACTGTGGTAGAGAAGATAGTAACCTTAATGGTTGCTGAAAATGGAGATGTTCACGTTTATGAAAAACGCAACAAAAGTGACTATATTAAGCTTCTTGCCAACTATATCAAGGAGTTCGTTACCCACAAACTTGGAGAGTATGGAGAAAGAAGTTAACGACCTACTCAAAGAGAAATTTCTTTGTCAAAATAAGTTTACAAGTGATATAGAAACACTTGTTCAACAATCTGAGCTTAATTATATTGAAGCTATTATTAGTTACTGTGAAGATAATTCTATAGAATTTGAGTCAGTAGGAAAGTTAATTTCTAAACCACTTAAAGATAAATTAAAAGCAGAAGCTACAGAATTAAACTATTTGAAAAGAACTTCTAGGTCTAAATTACCGATATGATTTTTTGGATTGGTTTCACTCTCATGTTTTTTAATGAGGGTTTTGTTATGATGCGCCATGTATCACCGTGGTTCGCAAAAAGACGAGATGGTTTCATCAAAAGATTTGGTGACAATATCTGGTATAGATTTCATGGTACTCTAGATTGGTTGTGGATATCACTTGTAACTTGTGGTTTAATCGTCAATTCTAATAGGGTATTACATGTAATAGCGTTAGCTATTTTTTGGGGTCTTTCATTCGGAATATTCTACCTTCCAAGGTGGATAAAAAGACGCTAAACCCTTATAAATACTTACACTTAAGGAGCTTTTTTTGTGAGTGAATTTTTCGATTCCCCTGTAGTTCGTGCTGCTATGGCAGAGATACAGGAGTTACAAGAAGACATCATGCAAGGTATGATTGGTGTTGGACTTAATCCCAATACTAAAGAAGGTCATTACCATATTACTAAGATGAGATCCCTCTTAGACAAACAGAGGAATTTCATGTTTAGATTAGCATTAGAGAAAAAGGATCCTCAAGCTATTGAGATGAGAGAACAGATTTTAAAATCTGCTGAGTTTTTGGGATTAAAACCAGGCCAAGATATTAACCAATTTTTTAATCTTATGGATAAAACCTTGGATAAACTGGAAGCCCAACTACCAAAAGATTGACAATACTGTAAATATCACTTATACTTAAACTAATCCAACAAATACAACAATACGGAGAATACTAAATGTCATTTGCTGCACTTAAAAAACAGTCCCGTTCGGGGTCTCTCACAGAGAGATTAATGAAGAAAGTTGATAAACTCAACGCTAAAGGAAATAACACAGATGAACGTCTGTGGAAAGCAGGTGTAGATTTAGCA